GCCTCAGAATCTTTGATAGCTTTATCTATTTCTTTGTTCTTAGCGTCAACCAGAGCTTCTGTAGGTTCTTCCTCTAGATAGTTGGTTTTACTAATATCGGGAGGACGAGAAGCTGCCCGTCCTAACGATTCAAAATATGATTGGGTCATGTTACCTCCACCATGTCAACATCAATCTTACTGTAGTCTACATGTAGGACATCATCTATCACATGTACAGCATCAGGCTGAAGTTTAGCAACCTCTTGTGCCATAGCTCCACGATAACGTGTAGAGTTACCTTGATAGTTAAACTCCCAAATGTTGTGACCTTGCGGTGAGCTACCTACATATTCTATATTCTCTTTTACTCTTATATCAGAACTAGCTGCAATACTACCTACTTGTAGTGCAAAGTTAAGGAATGAACTAAACCTATCACTTGGCGGCATGAGGACTGGTGCACCATATTCTGGTAAGTATCCAACATTAGCTCTGTTCTTAGCTCGTAAGTTCATTGCCATTCGTTTGTTACCTTGCAGTCGTGTTGCAAGATTTCGACCAAACTCATTCGATACAGCATTTTCTAATTTACCTTTTGCTTGTAGCATCGCAAGTAAATTACTTCTTCCAGCTACTCTTGATCTACCTTGCTGTAAAGCTTTACCTCTTGCTTTATTAGCATAAAACTTTTTATATAAACTTTCTGTTTGTTTAAATGATTCACCTAACTTAGTGTAGGCGTTCATGACTGAATCACTGGTAGCTCGACTATAACCACGAGCTATACGTTGATTACCAATGATACCTTTTACTTCTCTGTTGTGATACTTTGTACCTTCAGATCTGTATTTAAAATTTTTGTCAAGCCATCTCTGCTTGGCAGCATGACGACTTGCGGCATTAGCATCTGCGCACACGGCAAAACTCTATAAATGGTAAGTAATTAGGTCCATGTAATACTTGGCGGATAAACTTGAATCCTAAAAATTTTAACAGTTTCATATGAACTGTGTTTCTTTTGTCAACAATGTTCCAGAGGAGGGGTTCTTGACGGCTATCGACATACCGCTTCGCCTCTCGTAAAAACAAGGTCGGTTTTTCGTGAATTACTGGTGTGCATAGCATCCAGATATCACCTTTACGTCCGACTCCAGCCATCCCGGCAGCCTTGCCGCTAGGTGATGTAAAATACACGCAGGGGGTCATTTGAGCAGCGGAAAGAAGGTGGCGGATAGGTTCTACCCCCCAGCCCTCTTCCAGCTCTCTGCGGTCTTCTGGACGTAAGTTGGAGGCCACCTCGTAGGCAGCCTTAATTGTGATTGGGTGTATATATTTAGACACGTCTATAAAATCTAGGTGTGTAGTCTCCTTCCCATGACATACCACGTAAGGTAGCTGGTGCGGGATGACTTGATTTAAGTGTAATACCTACATTAGTATTTCTTTCATATATAGGTACGGTTTTTATGTACTCTGCTAAGTAAGGTGCATCAGAAACATCATATTCATCAAGTAAAGAAGATTCATATACTTCAGTATAATCAATTTTACCTCTGCGAGTTAGTGTAGTTTCATAAAGACCTATCTTTCCAAAGTGGATCTTGACTCTATGTACAACAACTGATGCGTTAACATCTGCGAGAGATCTCTCACCTTCTATTTTTGTAGGATATATTCGTGGAAACTCTGCTTTGTACTCATACAGGTATCCTATTTTAAGTGCGTTTGCATCGTTTGTAGCTTGTGACCAGTCACCGGGTAAAGTTATATAAGCATTATTTACTCCATATCGAGTAGGTGTTGCATACCTACCTACTCTTGTGTTACCAGCTACATCTATAGTATCAACAACTACTAATGTACCATTACCGCTTCCTACATCTGGTAGCCACGCAGTCTTGTTGGTAAAAAGTGTCATATCAACAGCTGGATCGTAGACACCACCGAATACATTTGTATAGTTATCTAAGTGAATATTGTAGTTAACTCCATCTTGAAGAAAAGCATCATCTTCATAGAGTGCACCAGTACCTGTATCGGGATCTGTAAAAGATACTTGTTGTAAGAAATTATCTTGATCTATGAAATAATATGTATCATTAATAATAAAATGATATAATAAAGGTCTGTTAAATTTCCATTTAAACCAAGCTTGTTGTTCTCTTTTATCAGCCACATTAAAGTACTTAAATCCGTATACTGTATCAGAGTTAGTTTTACCTATAAGAACTATTGAGTTTTCTCTTGAGTTAGTTAATAAGTCTACATCTTTTGGTATCAGACTTGGTACAACTTTACTCTGCTCAACAACATCAGGTTCTCCTTCTCGAGCTACGTTAGCTACTTCGTTAAATCTACTAAACTTACCAGAGTTATCTACAAATGCTACTGTAGTACCCATAGAAATAGGTGGTAAATTAATGTTATAATTAAATACAGAAATACTACGTAGTTTAGCTGTTTCTGGGTTTAGAATTTCAGAGTCAGTAGATAGTAAGAATTGCTGGTTACTACTAAATACAACTAGACCGCTATTAATCTCTAACGCATCAAATATTTCTGATGGAAACATAGAGGAAGCAGATATATCAATCGGGTCAGCTGCACCTACAGTTAAAGCAGATTCTATAAAGAAATCTGGTACACCAAATGTACCCGGTCTAGATAATATTACATTTTCTCCAGACAGTATTGCAAGCCTGTTTCTAAAAAATATAACCTTATTGATTCTAGCTGCATCTTTTAACTCTTGGGTAGTTTGTACACCTTTAGCAGTACAAAAAGAAGGATAAGGGTTTGTTATATTATCTCCTACTAATCTGTCTTGATATGGGAAACGTCCAACTGTGAATGTTGCTATTTCAGTTGATGTACCGGGGTTAGCTAATGCAGTTCTTTGTATAGCCAATGGCATATTAAACAAACGTCTTGGTATACTAGGTCTAGCACATTCACTCCATGAGCCTGCTCCATCACGTCCGTTCTGTCCATCAAAACGTAGATAATAGTCATCTTCTTCTGCAAGTCTAGCGTTAGCTACCTTAACAATATAGCCATTTCGACACTGGTTAGGTAATCGTGATACATCGTTTACAGAAGTCTGCATAACTCGCATGAGATCTTCTTCTACAACTTCCACGTTAAATGGTGAATCACTAGAATAGTATACACCAGTACCTATAACTTTAGCAGTAATACCAGTAGGTAATCCTGTTGTAATACCTCCTAATATGGTATCAGCTGTAATAGCTGTATCAGCATCAAAAGGAGTAGGGGCTGGTCTAATCAATCCATCAGCTGCTGAGTTAACTGTAGCTTTTACATTAGTTGTTTCAGTTTCTATAACTTTTATAGTTACCGTAGCTTGGCTACCACTCTGCCCTGATACGTTAGCTGCTTCATCTGCAAAAGGAGGACTGATAGTAACTGTATCATTGACTTGCCAACCTTCACCACCATGTAGTAATGTAACTTCTAAGCTATACGCAGCTCTGTAGTTTTGTCCACCCGGACCTTCAGCAGCAGCACTATAGTTAGGGCTTACACCTTGCTGACCTAAAGCTGAAAATCTAAATGTTAAATCTTTTCCGTTACCTGTTCCTACACCAGACCCATTGCCACTAGCGTGATCTTCAACAAAAACTCCAGTACCTATACCGGGACAGTGACCTGTGCCGTCAGATTCATCGTAAGTGTCTGCTGATATTTCTATTTTAGTTGCTCTTTCTATAGCAGTTGTAGTATTAGAATTGTATATATTAAGCCCATACTGTCTACCGTTTTCTGTACGTAATAGATCAACAAAGGCAAAGTGTGGTTCTGGTCTAGCTGGTGTTAAAGGTGTAACAGTACATGCAGTAGGTGTGTTTACAGTTCTACTACTACTGTTAGGTAATGTAATTGTAAATGTACCATTAGCTGCATTAGAGTTAGGAGTTGTAACAGCAAGATGCTCACCACTATCTCCAGCAGCTGCTCCTGTAAAAGTTATATCAAGAGCATAGCCTACTGTAAGTTCGTGAAAGCCATAACTAATTGTAACAGTTGTACCACTTTGTTCATAAGTAGCTTCAAATGAATCTCTGATTGCAGTTAGATTGTTATTGGAATCTCTATTAGTAACAAATGTAGTATCGTTAATTGTAAGAAACTGTAAGTTTTCTGGATCACTTGTGGCGAGATAAGCTTTATTAGCTGTCGCTCCACCTGTACCATATACCACATTCTGTTCAGCACCGGGGTTGTCACCACTCGCTTTCCAGACTCTTACGTTTCCATTTGCATCTACTTGTCCTATATATGCTCCTTCATTTTCGTCACGAAAATAATGAAACCAAGAACCGTTTGACTGTACGTTAGCAAGTTTAGTATCTCCGACTCTTTTAGCACCCGGTCTTTTAAATAATCCTTTAGTTACATCAGGTATTCCGTTTACTATATCTTTCAGCTGACCGGGAAATTTTAAATGGTCTGGCTGTTCAGATATACCAGCTGCATAAGCCGGTACCGTCTGTCTAATACTTGCCATTAACGTCCTCCAAGAGTAGTCCAAGGTTGATAAGTTGTATAGGTGCTATTCTCTGGGAAGTTAAACATAGAATGATTACCTTGATTACATTCGTATTCCATAAGTGATGCTCTAGCTTGCTGTTCTTGTGCACCTAATAATTGTACTAACTGAGGGTTAGCAACAAGTTGTGTAGCCGCTAGTCTTGATGCTCTATAAGTAATAAAGCGTCTAAAAGGTAGTGGTAAGTCTTCAAATGTATATAATCTAACAACATCTAAATTAATCTCACCATCAAACTCATTAGAGTGAGTAAATTTATTATATAATTTTCCATCTCTTCTGACTACATTGAAAGTCTTTTTAGACCAAGGGTCACTTACATCCATTCTAATTATATCATCACCAATAAGTATGTGTTTATTAGCATCTGGTTTGAATGTTACATGTTTTTCTGTATTAAAGTGCCACCCTTCTGCTTGTACGTCTACATTTGAGTCACGTAATAAATTGTAAATAAACGCTATCTCTGGGTTATCAAATGCTGAGACACCGGGTATTGTTACACCGGCAGCGTTAACTACAGTTCCAAGAGTGGTTACTGGTGCTTGACCTATAGCTCCCAGTATTGCATTTACTGCGGATAGTTCTGTATCGAGGTCAATAGTTGTG